AGTGAAATACCTCCCTTTTGTGGATTAGTCTATTTGCCGACTTTTTGTGTTGGTGGTGAGTGTTGTGCAGCCTGAGCTTCCTGGGTCTCGTGAGTGGTGTGATGAGACACGTCGCTGGTGGCGTGTGTGGGGTGAGGATTCGCGTGCGCAGTACGTGTCTGATGAGGAGTGGCTGTTTTTGCTGGATGCTGCTGTGATTCATGATGTGGTGTGGCGTGAGGGCCGGGCGGACCTTGTGGCTTCGCTTCGTGCTCATGTGAAGGCTTTTATGGGCATGTTGGATCGGTATTCGGTTGATGTGGCGTCTGGTGGCCGTGGTGGGGGTTCTGCTGTGGCGATGATTGACCGGTATAGGAAGCGCAAGGGGGCCTGATTAGGTGTCTAGCGTTGTGGGGTCGCAGGTTCCTCGTCATCGTGTGGCTGCGGCGTATTCGGTGACTGCTGGCGGTGATGCTGGCGAGCTTGGTAGGGCGTACGGGTTGACGCCTGATCCGTGGCAGCAGCAGGTGTTGGATGATTGGCTGGCTGTCGGTGGCAATGGCAGGCTTGCTTCTGGTGTGTGTGGGGTGTTTGTGCCGCGCCAGAATGGCAAGAATGCTATTTTGGAGATTGTGGAGTTGTTTAAGGCGACTATTCAGGGTCGTCGTATTTTGCATACGGCTCACGAGTTGAAGTCGGCTCGTAAGGCGTTTATGCGGTTGCGTTCGTTTTTTGAGAATGAGCGGCAGTTTCCTGACTTGTATCGTATGGTGAAGTCGATTCGGGCGACGAATGGTCAGGAGGCTATTGTGTTGCATCATCCGGATTGTGCGACGTTTGAGAAGAAGTGTGGCTGTCCGGGTTGGGGTTCGGTTGAGTTTGTGGCTCGTAGCCGTGGTTCTGCTCGCGGTTTTACGGTTGATGATTTGGTGTGTGATGAGGCTCAGGAGTTGTCGGATGAGCAGTTGGAGGCTTTGCTTCCTACGGTGTCTGCGGCGCCTTCTGGTGATCCTCAGCAGATTTTTTTGGGGACTCCTCCTGGCCCGTTGGCTGACGGGTCTGTGGTGTTGCGTTTGCGTGGTCAGGCTTTGTCGGGTGGCAAAAGGATCGCATGGACCGAGTTTTCGATTCCTGACGAGTCGGATCCGGAGGATTTGGCGCGGTCGTGGCGGAAGCTTGCTGGTGACACTAATCCGGCGTTGGGGCGTCGCCTGAATTTTGGGACAGTCTCGGATGAGCATGAGTCGATGTCTGCTGCCGGTTTTGCTCGGGAGCGTCTTGGCTGGTGGGATCGTGGCCAGTCTGCTACGTCTGTGATACCGGCGGATAAGTGGGCTCAGTCGGCGGTGGATGAGGCGAGCCTGGTCGGCGGTAAAGTGTTTGGTGTCTCGTTTTCTCGTTCTGGGGATCGGGTTGCTTTGGCGGGTGCCGGCAAGACTGATGCTGGGGTTCATGTTGAGGTTATTGATGGGCTGTCGGGAACGATTGTTGATGGTGTGGGCCAACTGGCTGATTGGCTGGCGTTGCGTTGGGGTGGCACGGATCGGATTATGGTTGCCGGGTCTGGCGCGGTGTTGTTGCAAAAAGCGTTGACGGATCGTGGTGTTCCGGGCCGTGGCGTGGTGGTTGCTGATACTGGCGTGTATGTGGAGGCTTGTCAGGCGTTTCTTGAGGGTGTGCGTTCGGGTGTTGTGTCTCATCCTCGCGCTGATTCTCGCCGTGACATGTTGGATATTGCTGTGAGGTCGGCTGTGCAGAAGCGTAAGGGGTCTGCTTGGGGTTGGGGCTCCTCGTTTAAGGATGGTTCTGAGGTTCCTTTGGAGGCTGTGTCGCTGGCGTATCTTGGTGTGAAGATGGCGAAGTCTAAGCGGCGTGAGCGTAGTGGTAGGAAGCGGGTGTCTGTGGTATGAACTCGGATGAGTTGGCTCTTATTGAGGGCATGTACGATCGTATCCAAAGGTTGTCTTCGTGGCATTGTCGCATTGAGGGCTACTATGAGGGTTCGAATCGTGTCCGTGATTTGGGGGTTGCTATTCCTCCCGAGTTGCAGCGTGTGCAGACGGTGGTGTCGTGGCCTGGTATAGCTGTGGATGCTTTGGAGGAGCGTCTGGATTGGCTTGGCTGGACGAATGGTGACGGCTACGGCCTGGATGGTGTGTATGCTGCGAATCGGCTTTCGACGGCTTCGTGTGATGTGCATCTTGATGCGCTGATTTTTGGGTTGTCGTTTGTGGCTGTTATCCCTAACGGTGATGGTTCGGTGTCGGTTCGTCCGCAGTCACCAAAGAATTGCACCGGAAAGTTTTCTGCCGATGGTTCTCGTCTGGATGCGGGTTTGGTGGTTCAGTCGACTTGTGATCCTGAGGTGGTTGAGGCGGAGCTTTTGCTTCCTGATGTGATTGTTCAGGTTGAGCGGCGGGGCTCGCGCGAGTGGGTCGAGGTTGGCCGTATCGAGAATGTGCTTGGTGCGGTTCCGCTTGTGCCTATCGTCAATAGGCGTCGCACTTCGAGGATTGATGGCCGGTCAGAGATCACAAGGTCTATTCGTGCTTACACGGATGAAGCGGTTCGCACGCTGCTTGGGCAGTCTGTGAATCGTGATTTCTATGCTTACCCGCAAAGGTGGGTGACTGGTGTGTCGGCTGACGAGTTTTCGCAGCCTGGCTGGGTCCTGTCGATGGCTTCTGTGTGGGCTGTGGATAAGGATGATGACGGTGACACGCCGAATGTGGGGTCGTTTCCTGTCAATTCTCCTACACCGTATTCGGATCAGATGCGGCTGTTGGCGCAGTTGACTGCGGGTGAGGCGGCTGTCCCGGAGCGCTATTTCGGGTTTATCACGTCTAACCCGCCGTCGGGKGAGGCGCTTGCGGCGGAGGAGTCTCGGCTTGTGAAGCGTGCTGAGCGGCGTCAAACGTCGTTTGGTCAGGGCTGGCTGTCGGTTGGTTTTTTGGCTGCGAAAGCGCTTGATTCTAGTGTTGATGAGGCCGATTTTTTTGGTGATGTTGGTATGCGTTGGCGTGATGCGTCGACGCCTACCCGGGCGGCTACGGCTGATGCTGTGACGAAGCTTGTTGGTGCCGGTATTCTTCCGGCGGATTCTCGGACGGTGTTGGAGATGTTGGGGCTTGATGATGTGCAGGTTGAGGCTGTGATGCGTCATCGTGCCGAATCTTCGGATCCGTTGGCGGCGCTGGCTGGGGCTATATCGCGTCAAACTAACGAGGTTTGATAGGCGATGGCTTCGGGTGTTGCGTCGCGGATGGCTGCTGCCGGGTATCAGCGTGAGGCGGTCAGGTTTGCCGGGAAGTATGCGGGCTATTATGCCGAGTTGGGTCGTTTGTGGCATTCCGGGAAGATGACAGATGCGCAGTATGTGCGTTTGTGTGTGGAGTTGGAGCGTGCCGGCCATGATGGTTCAGCAGCTATGGCGGGCAAATTCGTGTCCGATTTTCGGAAGCTTAACGGKGTCGATCCTGGTTTGATTGTGTATGACGAGTTTGATGCTGCCGCCGCGTTGGCGAGGTCGTTTTCGACTATGAAGATGATGAATAGTGACCCGGATAGGGCGAATGACACGATTGATGCTATGGCGGCGGGTGTTAATCGGGCTGTCATGAATGCTGGCCGTGACACGGTTGAGTGGTCTGCGGGTGCGCAGGGTAGGTCGTGGCGTCGGGTGACTGATGGTGATCCGTGCGCGTTTTGTGCCATGTTGGCTACGAGGTCGGATTATACGACCAAAGAAAGGGCACTCACTTCCGGTCATACTCGGCGTCATAAGCGTGGTGGTAAGCGTCCGTTTGGTTCGAAGTATCATGATCATTGTGGTTGTACGGTGGTTGAGGTTGTTGGCCCTTGGGAACCGAATAGGGCTGATGCCGAGTATCAGAGGACGTATGAGAAGGCTCGTGAATGGGTTGATGATCATGGGTTGCAGCAGTCGCCTGGCAATATTTTGAAGGCTATGCGTACTGTTGGCGGCATGCGATAATTTGATGTGGTTTCCGGTTGTGCGCCGCCGGTTATTGGTGCACAGGGTTGTCTCCCGCACGGGGGTCAACAATGTTGTGTTGTTTTCCGCAAGGAGTGTAGGTTAGGCTATGGCCGATCAGAGTGGTGAGGAACAGAATGTTGACAATGATGTTGTGGAGCCCGGAAAGGGTGGAGACATTGTTGATGTTGTGAAGGATGGGCAGGCTGCCGGCGATGATCATGCCGGTGATGTTTCCGTGAAGGGTGAGGCTTCTGGGCCGTCTGGCACGGATTGGAAGGCTGAGGCCCGTAAGTGGGAGTCTCGTGCTAAAAGTAATTTCGCCGAGTTGGAGAAGCTTCGCGCCTCGGATGGTGATGCGGGATCTGTGATTGATGATCTTCGCCGCAAGAATGAGGAACTCGAAGACCGGATCAATGGGTTTGTTCTTGAGGGTGTGAAGCGTGATGTGGCTGCCGAGTGTGGCCTGTCGGCTGATGCTGTAGCTTTCTTGTCTGGTGGTGATCGTGAAGCGCTGGTGGAGTCTGCTAAGGCTTTGAAGGGTTTGATCGACCATAGTAGTGGTGGCGTGGGTGTGCGCCGTCTTGCGGGGAGTGCCCCCGTTGATGATGTTAAACGACGTGAGGGTGTCGCGTTTGTGGATGCTCTTGTCAATAATTCTAGGAGATGATTTGTGATGGCTGACGATTTTCTTTCTGCAGGGAAGCTTGAGCTTCCTGGTTCTATGATTGGTGCGGTTCGTGACCGTGCTATCGATTCTGGTGTTTTGGCGAAGCTGTCGCCGGAGCAGCCGACTATTTTTGGCCCTGTGAAGGGTGCCGTGTTTAGTGGTGTTCCTCGCGCCAAGATTGTTGGCGAGGGCGAGGTTAAGCCTTCCGCTAGCGTTGGTGTTTCGGCGTTTACTGCGCAGCCTATCAAGGTTGTGACTCAGCAGCGTGTCTCGGATGAGTTTATGTGGGCTGATGCTGATTACCGTTTGGGTGTGCTTCAGGATCTGATTTCGCCTGCTCTGGGTGCTTCTATTGGTCGCGCCGTGGATTTGATTGCTTTCCATGGTGTTGATCCTGCTACGGGTAAGCCTGCTGCGGCTGTCAAGGTGTCGCTGGATAAGACGAAGAAGACGGTTGATGCCACGGATTCTGCCACGACCGATCTTGTTAAGGCTGTCGGCCTTATCGCTGGGGCCGGTTTGCAGGTTCCTAACGGTGTTGCTTTGGATCCGGCGTTCTCGTTTGCCCTGTCTACCGAGGTGTATCCGAAGGGGTCTCCGCTTGCCGGTCAGCCTATGTATCCTGCCGCCGGGTTCGCTGGTTTGGATAATTGGCGTGGCTTGAGTGTTGGTGCTTCTTCGACTGTTTCGGGTGCCCCGGAGATGTCGCCTGCCTCTGGTGTGAAGGCTATTGTTGGTGATTTCTCTCGTGTTCATTGGGGGTTCCAGCGTAACTTCCCGATCGAACTGATCGAGTATGGTGATCCGGATCAGACTGGGCGCGATTTGAAGGGCCATAATGAGGTTATGGTTCGTGCCGAGGCTGTTCTGTATGTGGCTATCGAGTCGCTTGATTCGTTTGCTGTTGTGAAGGAGAAGGCTGCCCCGAAGCCTAATCCTCCGGCCGAGAACTGATTTATTGTAGCGGTGTTATGTACATGTGCAGGGGGTGGTGTTGATGGGTATAATTTTGAGGCCTGAGGATATTGAGCCTTTCGCCGATATTCCTAAAGATAAGCTTGAGGCGATGATCGCCGATGTGGAGGCTGTGGCTGTCAGTGTCGCCCCCTGTATCGCTAAACCGGATTTCAAATACAAGGATGCTGCCAAGGCTATTCTGCGTCGTGCTTTGTTGCGTTGGAATGATACTGGCGTGTCGGGGCAAGTGCAGTATGAGTCTGCGGGTCCGTTCGCCCAGACTACACGGTCTAATACTCCCACGAACTTGTTGTGGCCTTCTGAGATTGCTGCGTTGAAGAAGCTATGTGACGAGAGTGGTGGCGCCGGTAAAGCGTTCACTATCACACCCACCATTAATAGTAGATATGCACATTCTGAGGTGTGTTCTACTGTGTGGGGTGAGGGCTGTTCGTGCGGATCTGATATTAACGGCTGCGATGGCCCTTTGTGGGAGATATGATATGACTAATTTTCCTTACGGGGAAACGGTTGTGATGCTTCAACCGACTGTTCGTATCGATGATCTTGGCGACAGGGTTGAGGATTGGTCTAAGCCTGTCGAAACAGTTTATCGTAATGTGGCTATCTATGCTTCCGTTTCGCAGGAGGATGAGGCGGCTGGCCGTGATTCGGATTATGAGCATTGGACACTGCTTTTCAAGCAGCCTGTTGTGGGCGCTGATTATCGTTGCAGGTGGCGTATTCGGGGTGTTGTGTGGGAGGCTGACGGGTCGCCTATTGTGTGGCATCACCCAATGTCTGGCTGGGATGCTGGTACGCAGATCTATGTGAAGCGTAAGAAGGGCTGATGAAATCTTGGCACAAGATGTGAATGTGAAGCTGAACTTGCCGGGTATTCGTGAGGTGTTGAAGTCTTCTGGGGTGCAGTCTATGTTGGCTGAGCGTGGCGAGCGTGTCAAGCATGCGGCTGCGGCGAATGTGGGCGGTAATGCTTTTGATAGGGCCCAATATCGTAGCGGATTATCATCGGAGGTGCAGGTTCACCGTGTTGAGGCTGTGGTGAGGATTGGCACCACATATAAGGGTGGTAAAAGGATTGAGGCGAAGCATGGCACGTTGGCTAGGTCGATTGGGGCTGCATCATGATCGTTTACGGCGATCCTCGCGTGTGGGCTAAACGTGTGCTCAAGGATGATGGTTGGCTGTCTGATGTGCCGTGCACGGGTACTGTGCCTGACCGGTTTGAGGGTGACTTGATTTGGTTGGCGTTGGATGGTGGCCCCGAGTTGCATGTTCGTGAGCAGGTGTTTTTGCGGGTGAATGTGTTTTCGGATACTCCGGATCGTGCTATGTCGTTGGCGCGTCGTGTTGAGGCTGTGCTGGCTGATGGTGCGGATGGTGATCCGGTGGTGTTTTGTAGGCGTTCTACTGGTCCTGATTTGTTGGTTGATGGTGCACGTTTTGATGTGTATTCGCTGTTTGAGCTGGTGTGCCGTCCTGTCGAATCCGAGTAAACGTATTTGTTTTCTATATTTTGTTTTTGTTTGATTATTTTGGGGGTTATGATGGCTGCAACACGTAAAGCGTCTAATGTTCGCTCGGCTGTTACTGGCGACGTCTATATTGGTGACGCTCACGCCGGTGACACTATTAATGGTGTTGGGGAGATTCCTGACGGTCTTACCGCTTTAGGGTATCTGTCTGATGACGGGTTTAAGATTAAGCCTGAGCGTAAAACGGATGATTTGAAGGCTTGGCAGAATGCGGATGTTGTTCGCACTGTGGCTACCGAGTCGTCTATCGAGATTTCTTTCCAGCTGATCGAGTCTAAGAAGGAGGTTATCGAACTGTTTTGGCAGTCGAAGGTTACTGCCGGAGCCGATTCGGGTTCATTCGATATTTCTCCTGGTGCCACGACGGGTGTTCATGCCCTGTTGATGGATATTGTTGATGGGGATCAGGTTATTCGCTACTATTTCCCTGAGGCGGAGCTTGTTGATCGTGACGAGATCAAGGGCAAGAATGGCGAGGTGTACGGGTATGGTGTGACGTTGAAGGCGTATCCTGCCCAGATTAACCATAAGGGTGATGCGGTGTCTGGTCGGGGGTGGATGACGGCTTTAAAAGCTGATACTCCTCCGGTTCCGCCGAAGCCTCCGAAGCCTGAGCCGGATCCTAATCCGCCGTCCGATAACTGATACACGAGTTTAAGGGATTGTTGATAGATGAGTGACACTGGTTTCACGTTGAAGATTGGTGACCGTAGTTGGGTGTTGGCTGATGCGGAGGAGACGGCGCAGGCTGTTCCGGCCCGTGTTTTTCGCCGTGCCGCTAAGATTGCCCAGTCGGGGGAGTCGGCTGATTTCGCCCAGGTTGAGGTGATGTTTTCTATGTTGGAGGCTGCCGCCCCAGCGGATGCTGTGGAGGCTTTGGAGGGGCTTCCTATGGTTCGTGTTGCCGAGATTTTCCGTCAGTGGATGGAATACAAGCCTGACGGTAAAGGTGCCTCTTTGGGGGAATAGTTTGGCTCCACGGCCTGATTGATGATTATCGTGGGGCCATCGAATATGATTGGAGGACACGGTTCGGTTGCTCGGTTTATGATGTTGGTGGCCCCGTAATGTGTTACGGTGAGGCTGTCCGGCTGGCTGGCGTGTTGTGTACGGACACGTCTAGCCAGTTGGCGGCCCACCTTAATGGTTGGCAGCGCCCGTTCGAGTGGTGCGAGTGGGCTGTGTTGGACATGTTGGATCATTACAGGTCTGCTAATAGTGAGGGGCAGCCGGAGCCTGTGGCGAGGCCGACTGATGAGCGTCGGGCCAGGTTTACGTCGTCTCAGGTGGACGATATTTTGGCGCGTGTTCGTGCCGGTGGCGGGGTGTCTCGCGAGATTAATATTATGGGGTGAATAGTGTATGTCTGGTGAGATTGCTTCCGCATATGTGTCTTTGTATACGAAGATGCCTGGTTTGAAATCGGATGTTGGTAAACAATTGTCCGGGGTTATGCCTGCTGAGGGTCAGCGTTCGGGTAGTCTTTTTGCTAAGGGTATGAAGTTGGCTCTTGGTGGCGCGGCGATGATGGGCGCTATTAGTGTCGCTAAGAAGGGCCTCAAGTCTATCTATGATGTGACTATTGGTGGCGGTATAGCTCGCGCTATGGCTATCGATGAGGCTCAGGCTAAGTTGACTGGTTTGGGTCACACGTCTTCTGACACGTCTTCGATTATGAATTCGGCTATTGAGGCTGTGACTGGTACGTCGTATGCGTTGGGGGATGCGGCGTCTACGGCTGCCGCGTTGTCGGCTTCTGGTGTGAAGTCTGGCGGTCAGATGACTGATGTGTTGAAGACTGTCGCGGATGTGTCTTATATTTCGGGTAAGTCGTTTCAGGATACGGGCGCTATTTTTACGTCTGTTATGGCTCGCGGTAAGTTGCAGGGCGATGACATGTTGCAGCTTACTATGGCTGGCGTTCCGGTGTTGTCTCTGTTGGCTCGGCAGACGGGTAAAACTTCGGCTGAGGTGTCGCAGATGGTGTCGAAGGGGCAGATTGATTTTGCCACGTTTGCGGCTGCGATGAAGCTTGGCATGGGTGGTGCTGCGCAGGCGTCTGGCAAGACGTTTGAGGGCGCTATGAAGAATGTTAAGGGCGCTTTGGGCTATCTTGGTGCTACGGCTATGGCCCCGTTTCTTAACGGTTTGCGGCAGATTTTTGTTGCGTTGAATCCGGTTATCAAGTCGGTGACGGATTCTGTGAAGCCTTTGTTTGCTTCTGTTGATCAGGGTATTCAGCGGGTGATGCCGTCTATTTTGGCGTGGATTAATCGTATGCCTGCTATGATTACGAGAATGAATGCACAGATGCGCGCCAAGGTTGAGCAGTTGAAGGGCATTTTTGCGAGAATGCATTTGCCTGTCCCCAAGGTGAATTTGGGTGCCATGTTTGCTGGCGGCACCGCGGTGTTTGGTATTGTTGCCGCGGGTGTTGGGAAGCTTGTGGCAGGGTTTGCCCCGTTGGCGGTTGCGTTGAAGAATTTGTTACCATCGTTCGGTGCTTTAAGGGGTGCCGCTGGCGGTCTTGGCGGCGTGTTTCGTGCCCTGGGTGGCCCTGTCGGGATTGTGATCGGCTTGTTTGCTGCCATGTTTGCTACGAACGCCCAGTTCCGTGCAGCTGTTATGCAGCTGGTTGGTGTGGTTGGTCAGGCTTTGGGGCAGATTATGGCCGCTATTCAGCCGCTGTTTGGTTTGGTTGCTGGGCTGGTGGCCCGGTTGGCGCCAGTGTTTGCCCAGATTATTGGCATGGTTGCCGGGCTTGCGGCACAGCTTATGCCTGTGATTAGTATGCTTGTTGCCAGGCTGGTTCCTGTGATCACGCAGATTATTGGTGCGGTGACACAGGTTGCTGCAATGTTGTTGCCGGCGTTGATGCCGGTGTTGCAGGCTGTTGTGGCTGTGATTCGGCAGGTTGTTGGCGTGATTATGCAGCTTGTGCCTGTTTTGATGCCTGTGATTCAACAGATCTTGGGTGCTGTTATGTCTGTTCTGCCGCCGATTATTGGTTTGATACGGTCGCTGATACCAGTCATCATGTCGATTATGCGTGTGGTGATGCAGGTTGTTGGTGTCGTGCTACAAGTTGTTGCCCGTATTATTCCGGTTGTGGCGCCGATTGTGACAGCTGTGATCGGGTTTGTTGCACGTATTCTTGGTGCTATTGTGTCGGCTGCCGCCAGGATTATTGGGGCTGTTGCCCGTGTTATTGGGTGGGTTGTGAGCCATCTGGTGTCTGGTGTGGCGCGTATGGGTTCGGCTATCCAGGCTGGCTGGAATCATATTAGGGCGTTTACGTCTGCGTTTATTAACGGTTTCAAGTCGATCATTTCGGGTGGTGTGAACGCGGTTGTGGGGTTTTTTGCCCGGCTGGGTTCGTCGGTTGCCAGCCATGTGAGGTCTGGGTTTAATGCTGCCAGGGGTGCTGTTTCTTCCGCCATGAACGGGATACGTAGTGTGGTGTCTTCGGTGGCGTCTGCTGTTGGCGGGTTTTTCGGGTCGATGGCGTCTAGGGTTCGGAATGGCGCTGTGCGCGGGTTTAATGGGGCTAGGAGTGCGGCCTCTTCTGCTATGCACGCTATGGGCTCGGCTGTGTCTAGCGGTGTGCATAATGTGTTGAATTTTTTCCGTAATTTGCCTGGTAATATTAGGCGTGCGCTTGGTAATATGGGGTCTTTGTTGGTGTCTGCTGGCCGTGATGTGGTGTCTGGTTTGGGTAATGGTATCCGGAATGCTTTGAGTGGCTTGTTGGATACGGTGCGTAATATGGGTTCTCAGGTTGCTAATGCGGCGAAGTCGGTGTTGGGTATTCATTCGCCGTCGAGGGTGTTTCGTGACGAGGTTGGTCGGCAGGTTGTTGCTGGTTTGGCTGAGGGTATTACTGGTAATGCTGGTTTGGCGTTGGATGCTATGTCTGGTGTGGCTGGCCGGCTTCCGGATGCTGTGGATGCCAGGTTTGGTGTGCGATCGTCTGTGGGCTCGTTTACACCGTATGGCAGGTATCAGCGTATGAACGAGAAGAGTGTTGTGGTGAATGTTAACGGCCCGACGTATGGGGATCCTAACGAGTTTGCGAAGCGGATTGAGCGGCAGCAGCGTGACGCGTTGAACGCGTTGGCTTACGTGTGATTGGGGGTGTGGATCATGTTTATTCCTGACCCGTCTGATCGTGCCGGTTTGACTGTTACCTGGTCTATGTTGCCGTTGATTGGTAATGATCCGGAGCGTGTGCTTCATTTGACGGATTACACGGGTGCGTCTCCTGTCATGTTGTTGAATGATTCGTTGCGCGGTTTGGGTGTTCCTGAGGTGGAGCATTTTTCTCAAACTCATGTTGGGGTGCACGGCTCGGAGTGGCGCGGGTTTAATGTGAAGCCTCGCGAGGTGACGCTGCCGGTGCTGGTGTCGGGTGTTGACCCGGATCCGGATGGTGGGTTTCGTGACGGTTTTTTGAAGGCGTATGACGAGTTGTGGTCTGCTTTTCCTCCTGGCGAGGTGGGGGAGTTGTCTGTGAAGACTCCTGCCGGTGTTGAGCGTGTGCTAAGGTGTCGGTTTGATTCGGTGGATGACACGTTTACTGTTGATCCGGTTAATCGTGGCTATGCGCGTTATGTGCTTCATTTGACAGCCTATGACCCGTTTTGGTATGGGGATGAGCAAAAGTTTCGTTTCAGTAATGCGAAGTTGCAGGATTGGTTGGGTGGCGGCCCTGTTAATAAGAAGGGTACCGCTTTTCCGGTGGTGTTGACGCCTGGTGTTGGTTCGGGTTGGGATAACCTGTCGAATAAGGGTGATGTGCCTGCGTGGCCTGTGATTCGTGTTGAGGGCCCGTTGGATTCGTGGTCTGTGCAGATTGATGGTTTGCGTGTGTCATCAGACTATCCTGTCGAGGAGTTTGATTGGATTACTATTGACACGGATCCTCGGAAGCAGTCTGCATTGTTGAACGGGTTTGAGGATGTGATGGATCGTTTAAAGGAGTGGGAGTTTGCGCCGATTCCTCCTGGCGGTTCTCGGAGTGTGAATATTGAGATGGTTGGTTTGGGTGCCATTGTTGTGTCAGTGCAGTACAGGTTTTTGAGGGCTTGGTGAATAGTTTATGGCTGGTCTTGTCCCGCAGATAACATTGTTTACGCCAGACTATCATCGTGTAGCGCCTATCAATTTTTTTGAGTCGCTGAAGTTGTCGTTGAAGTGGAATGGTTTGTCGACGCTGGAGTTGGTGGTGTCTGGTGATCATTCCAGGCTTGACGGGTTGACTAAGCCGGGTGCACGCCTGGTTGTTGATTATGGTGGTGGCCAGATTTTTTCTGGGCCTGTGCGTAAAGTGCACGGGGTTGGGCCTTGGCGGTCTTCGCGGGTGACTATCACGTGTGAGGATGATATTCGCCTGTTGTGGCGTATGTTGATGTGGCCGGTGAATTATCGTCCCGGTTTGGTTGGTTCGGAGTGGCGTGCGGACCGTGATTATGCCCACTATTCTGGTGCGGCGGAGTCGATTGCTAAGCAGGTGTTGGGGGATAATGCTTGGCGGTTTCCACCCGGTTTGTTTATGACCGATGATGAGCGTCGCGGCCGCTATATTAAGGATTTTCAGGTGCGGTTTCACGTGTTTGCCGATAAACTGTTGCCGGTGTTGTCGTGGGCTCGTATGACTGTTTCGGTGAACCAGTTTGAGGATGCGAAGTTTGATCAGCGTGGTTTAGTGTTTGATTGTGTGCCTGCGGTGACGCGTAGTCACGTGTTGACTGCCGAGTCTGGTTCGATTGTGTCGTGGGAGTATGTGCGTGACGCCCCTAAGGCGACGTCTGTGGTTGTGGGTGGCCGCGGCGAGGGCAGGGATCGGCTGTTTTGTGAGGATGTTGATTCGGCTGCCGAGGAGGATTGGTGGGATCGTGTCGAGGTGTTTAAGGATGCTCGTAACACTGATTCGGAGAAGGTGTCTCTCTTCGATGAGGCTGAGCAGGTGTTGTCCGAGTTGGGGGCCACGTCGGGGTTTAAGATCGAGTTGGCTGAGTCGGATGTGTTGCGTTTCGGGCCTGGCAGCCTGATGCCTGGGGATTTGATTTATGTGGATGTGGGCTCGGGGCCTATTGCGGAGATTGTTCGGCAGATTGATGTGGAGTGCGATTCGCCTGGTGACGGGTGGACGAAAGTAACACCGATTGCGGGGGATTATGAGGATAATCCTTCAGCGTTGCTAGCTCGCCGTGTGGCTGGTTTGGCTGCTGGTGTGCGGGATTTGCAAAAATTCTAGTTGATTGGGGTTTGTTGTGGGTATTGTGTGTAAAGGGTTTGATGGTGTGTTAACCGAGTATGATTGGGCTCAAATGTCTGGTCTGATGGGTAATATGCCGTCGGTGAAGGGGCCTGACGATTTTCGTGTCGGCACGACGATTCAGGGTAATACGGTGTTGTGTGAGGTCCTACCGGGGCAGGCTTGGGCTCACGGGGTGATGTGCACGTCGAATAGTGTTGAGACGGTGACAGGCCAGTTGCCGGGCCCTGGGGAGACCCGCTACGACTATGTTGTCCTGTCGCGGGATTGGGAGCAGAACACAGCGAAGTTGGAGATTGTTCCTGGGGGTCGTGCGGAGCGTGCCCGTGACGTGTTGAGGGCCGAGCCTGGCGTGTACCATCAGCAGTTGTTGGCGACTTTGGTGGTGTCGTCTAACGGGTTGCAGCAGCAGTTGGATAGGCGTGCTATAGCGGCTAGGGTGGCGTTTGGCGAGTCTGCTGCGTGTGACCCTACCCCGATGGAGGGTGACAGGGTGATGGTTCCTTCTGGGGCGGTGTGGGCTAATCATGCCGGCGAGTGGATGCTATTGTCCCCCAGGATCGAGACGGGCACTAAGCAGATTCAGTTTTGCGGGTCTGCTGTGTATGCTTACACGATCCCGTTTGACCGCCAGTTCACTAGTCCGCCGATTGTGGTGGCGTCTATGGGAACCGCTGCTGGGGGCACTGCCCAGATTGATGTGAAAGCCTACAATATTACGGTCAAGGGTTTCAGTTTAGCGTTTATCACGAATGATGGTTCGAAGCCGAATGGTGTGCCCGCGATAGCTAACTGGATAGCTGTCGGCGTGTGACCGTGTCGAGGCTGTGGCGGATGGTGTGATGTTGGGGGGCTGTGGTGTCGTGGTTTACTCCTGCACTGGTGGCCTCTATTTGTACCGCGTTGGCCACGATTTTGGGTTCTGTTCAGGCGGTCACGTTTAAATCGAGGAAGCGTTTGCGTCGGCTGTCGGCTCAGGTGGATGCTTTGGAAGAGTATGTGTGGGGTGTGCGGCGTAAGGTTCGCCGGTTTAACGCCGGGCTTCCTGGCGAGGTGGAGCCTATGCATCTTCCTGATGTGCCCGAGTTTTTGAAGGATACTGTTGATGGTGGGGGTGAGTAGGGTTGAGGGAGTTGGAGGAAGAAAAAAGGCAGCGCCGCAATTTTGAGAAGGCTTCCCTAATACTGTTGTTCCTGTCGCTTGTGCTGTTGATGGTGGTTGCTGCGGGTGCTTTGCGTTTCGGATCGCTGTCTTCTGAGCGGGATTCGGAGCAGGCGAGGGCCCAGTCTAATGGTACCGCTGCCAGGGGTTTAGCCAGCCGTGTGCGGCAGGTGTGTGCGCATGGTGGCCAAGAGTCGGTGAAGCTGCACAGGTCTGGTTTGTGTGTGGATGCTGTGCGCACGGAGCGGAGTGTGCAGGGTGTGCCTGGCCCGACCGGTGTACGGGGCCCGCAAGGCCCTGCCGGTGTTGATGGCCGGGATGGTGTTAATGGTTTGCCTGGGCTGGTTGGCCCTGTTGGTCCGCAGGGTTCCCCGGGTTTGAATGGCGTGAAGGGGCCTGACGGGCTGCCTGGGACTAATGGGTCGGATGGCCATGATGGTGTTTCGGGCAGTGCAGGTGCCGCTGGTGTAAACGGCGCTGATGGTAAAGATGGCGCGAATGGCACCGATGGTGAGCGCGGTGATGTGGGTCCTTCAGGCCCTGCCGGCCCGCAAGGTGCACAGGGTGAACGGGGTGAGCGCGGTGCCGCTGGTGTAAACGGCGCTGATGGTAAAGATGGCGCGAATGGCCGTTCTGTGGTGTCTGTGTACTGTTCCGGGGGCCGCCTGATGGTGAAATATAGTGACGGTGTGGCTTCTACCATATCGGGCTCGGTGGCCTGCCAGGGTGTGGATCCGTCTCCTATAGTGACCATATCATCCCACAAATAATATGAAGAGGGAAGGGTGTTACTAGTGTTGGTTGTGTTTGGTGGTGGTGTGTGGTGAGATACATTCCTGCGGCGCATCATTCGGCCGGCTCAAATAGTCCGGTGAATAGGGTTGTGATTCATGCGACGTGTCCGGATGTGGGGTTTCCGTCTGCCTCGCGTAAAGGGCGGGCGGTGTCTACGGCAAATTATTTTGCTTCCCCATCATCTGGGGGTTCTGCGCATTATGTGTGTGATGTGGGGGAGACGGTGCAGTGCTTGTCTGAGTCTACGATTGGTTGGCATGCCCCGCCGAATCCGCATAGTTTGGGTATAGAGATTTGCGCGGATGGGGGTTCGCATGCCTCGTTTAGGGTGCCCGGTCATGCTTACACGAGGGAGCAGTGGCTGGATCCTCGGGTGTGGCCTGCGGTGGAGAAGGCTGCTGTCCTGTGCCGGCAGTTGTGTGACAAATATAATGTTCCGAAAAGGAAGCTTAGTGCAGCCGATTTGAAGGCTGGTAGGCGGGGTGTGTGCGGCCACACTGATGTGACGGATGCGTGGCATCAGTCGGATCATGACGATCCGGGGCCGTGGTTTCCGTGGGACAAATTTATGGCCGTAGTCTGCGGCGGTAGTGGTAGTGAGGAGTTAACTGTGGCTGATGTGAAAGCCTTGCATGATCAGATTAAACAATTGTCTGCTCAGCTTACTGGTTCGGTGAATAAGCTGCACCACGATGTTGGTGTGGTTCAGGTGCAGAATGGTGATTTGGGTAAGCGTGTTGACGCTTTGTCGTGGGTGAAGAATCCTGTGACGGGGAAGCTGTGGCGTACTAAGGATGCTTTGTGGAGTGTCTGGTATTACGTGCTGGAGTGTCGCAGCCGTCTTGCCAGGCTTGAGGCGGATGTGGCCCGGTTGAAGAAGTGATGTGTGATGGGTAAACAGTTTTGGTTGGGCTTGTTTGAGCGTGCCCTGAAAACTTTTATTCAAACGTTTGTTGCTGTGTTGGGGGTTACTGCGGGTGTCACTTATACTGCGGAGTCGTTTCGTGGTTTGCCGTGGGAGTCTGCCCTGATTACGGCCGGGGTGGCTGCTGTCCTGTCGGTTGCTACCTCGTTTGGTAATCCGTCGTTTGTGGCCGGTAAACCTAAAACGGCGCCTGTTGTGGATGCTGGGCTTGTTCCACCCGATGATGGGGGCTTGGTTGAGCCTCACTCGGTGGATGTGTCGGATCCTGGCATGATCGAGCCGTTGGATGATGAGAGTGTAGACTATGTGCCGAGGCGTGCCGCCGAGTCTGAGGTTGGCACGGTAGAGTCTACTGTTGCATAATTGAATATGTGTGTGTGCCCCAGCGGTGCTGCCACGATCGTGTGGTGGTTACCGCTGGGGCACTATTTCTGTATATACGGTGTGGCTATGATTCGTTGTTGTTGATGGTTTCCTCAATCGTCTGATACAGGTGGAGGCAGGTAGAGATAGTTTCGTTGGCCTGGTCTAGAATGTTCTGGCCGATAACATTTTTATGGTTGTCGCGGTGACAGGTGATAGACCACAGGATCTCGTCGGCCGTCGCTTGCAATAGTTTGACCTGGTATGCGATTCCGGCGAGCCAGTCTAGTGCTTCCGGGCTTGCCTGTGTGTCGTCTAGCATGCCACTATTGTTGCTGTTGTTTGTGGGGTATCCTGCACTGTCGCAGCACCATAGGATTTCGCTGCACTCGTCTAGCGTGTCCTGATCGATAGCAAGATCGTCGAGGCTGACTTCTTTAACGGTAAGGTTCACGTCATCGAGTGAGATGGGTACACGGTACTTGTTTTCCAACTGTTGCATGTTGGTGGGCTGTTGTTGGATGATTCGGTGTACTACTGTTTTGAGGGCCGTGTAGGGGATATTGTGTGTGGTGTTCATGGTTTTATCTCATCCCTGTGATGTCGTCACTATCGTCTGGATAGTATCTACTGTTTGCGTAGCCTGTTAGGGTGATGAGTGTTTGGTCGGCCCACTGTTTCACAGTCTGCCGGGTGACTCCGAGTCGTTGGGCTGCCACCGAATAGGTTTGGTCATACCCGTATACTTCACGGAATGCTGCCAACCGTGCCAAATGTTTTCGCTGTTTGGATGGCTGGCAGGAGAGGGTGTAGTCGTCGATGGCTAGCTGCAGGTCGATCATGGAGACGATGTTGTTGCCGTGGTGTTGTGGCGCGGTTGGTGGGGGTGGCATGCCCGGCTCCMCGCGCGGTTTCCATGGGCCGCCGTTCCAGATCCATTGGGCGGCTTGGATGATGTCGGCGGTGGTGTAGGTTCGGTTCATTGGTCATCCCCTGAATAGGTTGTCGAGGTTGTCTGGGTTGCTGGTGTCGAATCGTCCCACACAGTGGCAGTAGTCGTACATGAGTTTGATAATGTGTTGGTGGTCGCCGAGGTAGGTGTTTCCGCTGATACTGTAGGTGGCTGTGCCGTCTTTGCTGATGCTGTATTTGGCGGTGATGGTTTCGGGTGTTTCGGTGTTGGTGATGATGGCTGTGGTGGTGGTGCCTACGGTTTGTAGCACTGTGGTTTGGGTTCCGTCGTCGAGGGTGGTTGTGACCATTGTGGTTTTCCTTAAATGCTTGTCTGGTTGTCGGCTATAGTGGTGATTTCTGGTACTGGTTTGGGTAGATCTAGGTGTTGTGTAGCCTTGTTGGCTAAACGTTGGGCTACACGGTAGCACATTTGGATCCACGGGTTGTCTTGTAGCTGGTGGTATTGGTTGCGTACGGCTATGTAGAGGAGTGCGTCTTGATAGAGGTCGTCTGGGTTGATGGCCGGATAGCGGCGTGCAGTGTTGCTACAAGCTTTGTGTAGCTGGTGTTGATGGTTGGGGGTTGCCCATTCCCAGTTGGCTGTGGTGGCTTGCTGTACTTTGGTTGGCCGTCTGCTCATGGCACTATTTCATCTCGCTATCTGATAGTTGTTTGGTGTTTTGTTGTTTATAGTGTAGCACACTAGTCCGGGGTGGCCGGTGGTGCCTGTGCGGTGCCGAAACCATGTGGATTCGCCTTCCATGGATGGGCATTGGATGAAGGTGCGTTGTCCTTGCTCGGAGATTTCTAGATGGTGCCGGTGCCCGGCCATGAGAATACTAGATACGGTGCCGTTGTGGAATTCTTGGCCGCGCCACCATTCGTACTGTTTGCCGGTGCGCCATTGGTGGCCGTGGGCGTGCAAGATTTGTGTGCCTGCCACATCGACGGTGGTGGTCATTTCGTCTCGGCTGGGGAAGTGGAAGTGAAGGTTGGGGTATTGGTTGTTGAGCTGGTAGGCTTCTGCGATGGCCCGGCAGCAGTCCACGTCGAAGGAATCATCGTAGGTGGTGACGCCTTTACCGAAGCGCACTGCTTCGCCGTGGTTGCCGGGGATGGATGTGATGGTGACGTTGGCGCAGTGGTCGAACAGGTGGACGAGTTGCATCATGGCCATGCGGGTGAGCCTGATTTGTTCCGTTAAGGGTGTTTGTGTGCGCCACGCGTTAGAGCCGCCTTGTGACACGTATCCTTCGATCATGTCGCCGAGGAATGCGATGTGGACCCGTTCGGGTTTGCCTGCCTGTTGCCAGTAGTGTTTTGCGACTATGAGGGAGTGTAGGTAGTCGTCTGCGAATCGGCTGGTTTCTCCTCCGGGGATGCCTTTGCCTATTTGGAAGTCGCCTGCCCCGATGACGAAAGCAGTGTTGTTGCTGCTTGTGTTGGTTTCTGGTTTGGGCGGCTGCCAGTCGGCTAATTTGTTGACGAGTTCGTCGATCGGGTATGGGTCTGTTGCGGGTTGGTGGTCGATTATTTTTTGTACGGATCGGCCTGTTTCTCCGTTGGGGAGTGTCCATTCGGAGATGCGTGTGCGGCGTACGGTGCCGTTTGTGAGATCATCGTCGATGGTGTCGATGGCGTTGTTGTGGTTGGCTAGCTGTGTGAGGAGCCGGTCAATATTGTCTATCACTGGTTTTCCTCCTCCTGTTTCTGGGTGTTTGTGAGTTGGCGGCGATAGTCTTTAATAACAGTGGCGGAGATTGGGTATCCGGCTTGGGTGAGCTGTTTTGCTAGCCATGAGGCGGGAATGGTTTTGTCTGCGAGCACGTCTGCAGCCTTGTTGCCGTAGCGTTGAATAAGGGTTTTAGTTTTGGTTGCCATGATATCCTAGGGGTTGTGTGGCGGGCTGCCATCCTGTGCGGCAGTCGCCGTCGTGTCCTGGTTTACGGGTGCACCATGTGATGGTGCCGTCTGTGTGGTTGAGTGTTTTTCCGCACATGACGTTTTGTAGATGCTCCGGCAGCTGGTCGGTGTTGTTGCTGGTTTGTGTGTCGAAGAGTGTTTTCTGGTTGGTGAAATGCTCTGACACGGTGCCATTATGTACGGGTAGTATCCATGTTTTCCATTGTTGTTGTAGCCGGGTGTTCCAGTGGAATTGTTTGGCGGCGTTTTCTGCCTGTTTTAAGGTTTTGTAGTAGCCGACTAGTATGCGCTGGTGTTCACTGTCGGGCGGGTTTTGGCCTCGCCAGTATTGTGCCGCGATGGCGTACCGGTTGCTGGATGTAAAGGTGTTCCAGCAGTATTCAATAATGTGTTGCAACATACTGTCTGGCAGGCTGTCGGGGTTGATGGTGGTGTTTTGGGCAATGATGCCGCGGATGGCTTGCCGGTTTTTGGTGGTGGGTTTGAACGAGATGCTCACGATAGTGCCGGCTGGTCGTCTTGCATGAACTGGTTGAAGGTGTTGTTACCGGCGTGTTGGGCTTGTGTGATGTCCTGGTCGGTCCAGTCGGGGTGTTGCTGTTTCAGATAGTACCAGTGGCACGCATCGTAGGTTTCGTCTTGTAGCCGTGTGAGATGGTTTTCGGTGATGATTTGTTTCCACATTGTCCATGACACGTTGAGCCGTTTGAGCATGTCTATGGCTGGCACGTTGAAGGAGTTGAGGAACAGGATTTCGTGGGTGTAGTATTCCTTCTCGTATTGGTCCCATCCACTTCGGTGCCTGTTGGGCTGGTTTTTGGGGTAGGCTTCCCGGCATACTTTGTGCAAACGCTTGGCCATGTCGTCGGGTAGTTTAATGTCGGGGTTGGCGCGGATCATGGATCTCATCCCGTCATAGGTGGTGCCCCAGGTGTGCATGATGTAGGTGGGGTCTTCTCCGTCGGCCCATTTTTCTGCACAGATGGCGAGGCGGATGCGCCTCCTGGATGCTTGGCTGGTGTTGCGCCGGCCGGGGATGGGGCACGTGTCGAGGGGATCCATGATGTTTTAGTGTACCTTTCTTGAGGTGATGTTTGTTTACTTTGTGTGGTTTTATTGTAGCACAGTGTCTAGTGCTTGTGTCAACCCTGTTTTTCCGGCCTGCAGGTAGGTGTCTGTGACATCCCCGACAGTGAGGGGCACGTGTACGGCTTGGGGGAGTGCCGTCTGGAGGGTTTGGGCCATCTTGTCTCCTGCTTTGTCTGGGTCGGACCAGATGTAGATGTGGTCGTAGCCTTCAAAAAATTTGGTCCAAAAGTTTTGCCACGAGGTTGCGCCGGGGATGGCTACGGCCGACCATCCGCATTGTTCGAGGATCATGGAGTCGAATTCGCCTTCGCAAATGTGCATTTCGGCTGCCGGGTTGGCCATGGCGGCCATGTTGTAGATGGAGCCTGTGTCCCCTGCCGGTGTCAAATATTTGGGGTGGTTGTGGGTTTTGCAGTCGTGCGGGAGTGAGCAGCGGAAACGCATTTTTCGTATTTCGGCTGGGCCGCCCCAGACGGGGTACATGTATGGGATGGTGATGCACTGGTTGTAGTCTTCGTGGCCTGGTATGGGGTCATTGTCGATGTATCCAAGGTGGTGGTAGCGGGCTGTTTCTTCGCTGACGCCTCTTGCCGAGAGAAGGTCGAGTATGTTTTCGAGGTGGGTTTCGTAGAGGGCCGAGGCTTTCTGGATTCGGCGGCGTTCCGCAATGTTGTATGGGCGTATGCTGTCGTACATTCGGGTTTTCTTCTTCTAATCGTTGTTGTAGTTTGGCGAGGCCTCCTCCGACACCGCATGTGTGGCAGTACCAGACGCCCTTGTCGAGGTTGATGCTCATGGAGGGCTGGTGGTCGTCGTGGAACGGGCAGAGGATGTGTTGCTCGTTCCTGGACGGATTGTACCGTATGTGGTAGGTGTCGAGGAGGCGGCGGGTGTCAGAGGTGTGGGAGGAGCTCGTTGAGGGTTGATACCACATAGGCTTCGCTCCATGGCTTGTTGCGCTGTTTCATCACTACGAGTCCGATGGTGGACTGGTTTTCGCGGTTTCGGTGTGTTTCGTAGTTGCGTGCCTCCCGGCTGGCTTGTTTCACGAATTCGGCGAGGTGGGGTTGTCCCGCTTTCGCCTCGATCACATAGGTTTTATGGCCGGTTGTGAGGATGAGGTCGCCTTCATCCTCTTTACCGTTGAGGTGGAGGCGTTCTATATCATGGCCGGTGTCGCGTAGCTGGTGGAGGAGTCGTGTTTCCCATTCGGCTCCGGCCCGCCGGTTTCTTGATTGTTGTGTCGACATGATAGTCCTTTGTGTGTTGTGGTCATGTTCCATGGCTGTTTTTCGGTGAGGGGCCCGAAGAATGTGTATTCGGGGTAGGCTCGTAACCGTTCGTATCGGGTGCCGTCGGGGCTGGATTTGCCTGTGCGCTGTTTCAACACTGCGATGCGCGCCTCGGCCGGTATCGTGAGCCCGTTGCCATTATCCTCACCACCATACAATGATACTCCGAGGATGAGTTGTGGTTTTTCTGAGAGGCCGTTTTTGATTTCTCGCCGTGCTGGCGGGTGTTCGATGTCGGAGCCGGTTTTGTCTGTTGCGTGGTGGGTGACGATGATGGTGGAGCCAGTATCCCTGCCCAATGCTGTGATCCATTGCATGGCTTCTTGCTGTGCCTGGTAGTCACTCTCGCAGTCTTGGATGTCCATCAGGTTGTCGATAACGATGATGGGTGGGAAGGTGTTCCACATTTCCATGTAGGCTTGCAACTCCATGGTGATGTCTGTCCATGTGATGGGTGACTGGAAGGAGAATGTGATGTGTTCGCCGTGGTGGATGCTGTCTCGATAGTATTCTGGCCCGTAGTCGTCGATGTTGTGTTGTATCTGGGCGGTGGTGTGTTGGGTGTTGAGTGAGATGATTCGTGTGGAGGCCTCCCAGGGTGTCATGTCCCCTGATATGTAGAGGGCGGGCTGGTTGAGCATGGCTGTGATGAACATTGCTAGCCCGGATTTTTGGCTGCCGGACCGCCCCGCAATCATAACGAGATCCCCTTTGTGGATGTGCATGTCCAGGTTGCGGTAGAGGGGTTCTAGCTGGGGTATGCGGGGCAGTTCGGCAGCGGTTTGGGAGGCTCTCTCGAAGGATCGTTGTAGAGAGAGCATCGGAACCTTATCTATCTATCGGTTGGATGTGTATTGGTGGTCAGATGGAGTCGATATCGATGTCAGTAGAGGCTGTGGTGTCGTCTAGCTGGCCGTTATCGCGCTTGTCTACGTATTCGGCAACTTTATCATAGATGGCGTCGTCTAATGGTTTGAGCACGACCGCGTTGAACCCGTTTTTGGTGCGTACGGTGGCGAGTTTGAAGGCCTGCTCCTCGCCAAGGTATGCTTCTAGATCGCGGATCATGGAGTGTGGGCGATCATTGTTGCCTCGCACTTTTTCGATGATGGCGTTGGGGATGGTTTCTGGGGTGCCGTTGTTGAGATCGTCTAGTGTGTGGAAGATGGTGACATCAGCGTAGATGCGATCGGCTGTCTGTCCACCGTAGCCTTCGGTGTTGTGTTCTACGTCGTGCACTTTGAAGGCGATGGCGGTGGCGTCCTGGTTTCGGGAGGGGTTGAAGAAGGTGCTGTTGCTGTTGTTGCGGTAGTTTGCGAGTCCCATTGTTGTTTCCTTTTACTGTTTTGTTGGTTTGTGTCGGTTTTTATCGGGTGAGGCTGTTTCGTTTGCTGCGGAAAGCCTCGGAAACGTCACTGTTACTGGTGATGATCTTCTTGTACTGTTTCAGAAGGTCGGCTAGCTGTGCCTTGCTTGTTGCATTGTTGATTTTGTCGATGACGATACTGTTTTCTTTGGATGCGATGTTGTCCACGTAGTCTTTGGCGGCCTGGTTGTATCGGTCTTGGAGGATGATGGATGCGCTCGCTACTAGTGTTGCGAGATCCCAGTCTTTGGACACGTCATCGTTTTTGAGTCCGCCTAGCAGGTCGATGATGGCCTGTTTTGTCTGCTCTGCTGTGTCTCCTCGGATGACCGCCCATGGTGCAGCATAGTCTCCACCATATTTGAGTGTGATCGTGAGTCGATCATTGTCGATCTTGTCTTTATCGGTCATTTGGTGTCCTTTTCTTTATTGTCTGTTTCTGGTGGCTGTACGGTGGATTCTACCGGGTATCTGTACGAGTTTTTGCCGTTGACGGCCCAGCATGCGTCCTTGACGGGGCAGCCTTTACAGAGTGTTGTGACGTGTGGGACGAAGATGCCTTCGCTGATTCCTTTCATTGCTTGACTGTACATGGATGATACATGCCGGTAGGTGTTGTTGTCAAGGTCGTAGAGTTCGGTGGATGTGCCTTGTGTCGGGGACTTGTCGTCGTTGCGGCTGGTGGCTGGCGTCCAAAACATGCCTTTTGTCACATCGTTGCCGTGTTGGTTGAGCATGTACCGGTAGGTGTGCAGCTGCATGCTGTCGGCGGGTAGGCGTCCGGTTTTGAGGTCGAGGATGAAGGTTTCACCGGTGTCGGTGTCGGTGAAAACGCGGTCGATGTAGCCGACAATAGTGGTTCCGTCATCGAGGATGGTTTCTACAGGGTATTCGATGCCTGGCTGGCCGTCAATAACAGCGGTAGCGTATTCTGGGTGGTTGCGCCTCCATGTTTTCCACCGGTCAACAAAGGTTTGACCGTAAACCATCCACCAGTCGTAGTCTTTCTTGTGTGGCCCGCCCGACTCGCACAGGTTTTTGCACACTCTGCCGGAGGGTTTGATTTCTGTGCCTTCGGATTCGGCGAGGGCGACTTGGGTGTCGAAAATGTTTTTAAAGGATGCGAGTTTGTCTGGCAGTGCAGGGTATTCGGCGGGGTTGTACAGGTGGAGGTCGTATTGTTCGGTGATGTGGTGTATGGCGCTTCCGGCGATGGTGGCGTACCAGGTGTGGTGTTGGGCGTGGTAGCCGTGGGATAGGCGCCATTTTTCTCCACACTCGGCCCACTGGGTGAGTGAACTGTAGGAGATGTGGCCTGGATGGTGGATGGTTTTCGGGTATTGTGCTAGAGGCATTACTTGTCGCCTTTGTGGGTGTTCCAGGGGTTTCGGGTGTCTTGGCCGGCATCGTGTTGCTGGTATGCGAGGAGTGCGAGGCAGTGCCAGGCAGCATGGGCTAGATGCGGTAGCCCGGATTCGCGGTCGAGGTTGTTGCCTTGCTGCCATGATAGCACATGGCGGTAGAGGGCGTCAACGCTGTGGCTCCACGGGTATCCTCCGGTCCAGTTGTTGTCGCCGTATTTGGTGGCACCGTATCCGGCAACCTCGCCTAGGGCGTGCAAGGCTGTAGGGTCGATGAGGGAGAGCCTGCAAAGTTTCAATTCTTTTCGGGCACCGGTGTTGGGGTCGGTGTACATGCGGGTGGGCTCATCCATGGTGCGTGTGCTCCTTAAGCGTGGGTTACTGGTTGTTGTCGTGGGCTAGGGCGACGGCGAGAATAATGATGGCGAGGGTTTCAGCTATCAGGATGGGTGTTGTGATCATTTGTGGTTTTTGGGATGGTAGGTGAGGGTTGATGCACCTAGGAGGGTGGCGAGGGCGCATGCGGCGATGATGGCGAGGGCTGCCTTGTGTGGGGTGCCGGTTGCGTACATCCATGTGATGATGGCGCCTTGGATCCAGGCGAGACTGGTGAAGAACGTTTCGTAACTGTGTAGCTCAATGTTGTTGTTGGGTGTGTTCATGCTTGCTCCTGAAGAATGGTGTTGATGGTTTTATAAATGTTGTACAGGTCGGTTTCGATAGATAACAGTTGGTTGATTTGGTGGTCGAGATCAATGTCTGGGTTGAGTTGGTTGATGCGGGATGCAATATCGGTGGCTGTGCGTAGTGTGCCGCCGGTGTGGTGAATAATGTGCGCCGTGTCGGCGAGTCCGGTGGTGACAGCGTAGTGGGAGAGGAGAGGCATAGCGGGGATGCTCCTTGGCGGGTTACTGTTGCGGGTTGATGTTGAGGTCGGTGACGTGCGGGTGGTCTTCTGTTCCGGTGACGAGGCAGTGGACGGTGACGGGTAGTTTGGATGCTCCCGGCTGTTTCATTGTTGCGCCGTAGACGATGCTGAAGGTGTCTTTGCCAATAATTTTGTGGAGTTGGAGGTCGATGTCGGGGTTGCCGTTCCATTTAACGCCTTGTGCTGCTGCTTTCTGTTCGGCTTTCCGGTCGCAGGTGTGGGCTGCGGTGATCATGGTGAGTCCGGTGGAGGTTTCTTCACCCCTTGCCTGGGCTTGCTTGTGGGTTTTAGTCTGTTCGGCTTGTAGGGAGCGGACTGCGGCGGCCTGGCGGGCCTTCTTCTCGGCTTTGCGCTGTTGGACGGTTTTGGGTGTCCATTCGGTGTTGGCTGTGGTGGCCTGTGGGGCTGGCTGTGAGGCGAGTGGCGGATTATCGTCGGGTGCTGGGAGGAAAGAGCATGCGGCGATGATGGCGGCTGTGATTCCGGCGATGGTGTAGCCGTTTTTCTTGTTCATGACTGTTGTCCCCTTTCCGGGGTGTTGTTCGTTGCTGACATGATCAATACTTCCAGTGACTGGACCTCATGTCAAGGCTGCGCTCAACTATTGTGAGCGTTTCTTGTGTGGCTTGGGGTTTTATCGGGCGCATAGGGTGAGTAGGTGGCCAACATTGATGCGTGTCACGTTCCAGTAGAGTTGTGTGGCTTCACCGCCGGTGAGCGGCTTCCACTCATCATGGCTGAACACGGTGCCGTCGGTGGCTATGAATGTGTTGGGGCGTAGCTTGTGGAGTTCAGTCTCTACGCTCTGCCGGTAGGCTTCGGCGAGGCCCTCAAAATCCATGTGGTCGCAGGAGAGGTTTTCGAGGCGTGTCAGGTCGAAGGGTGTGGGGCAGTCGTAGCTGGCGGGGGTGTAGAGCTGGGTGAAGTGATCGGCGATCTTTTGCATCATGATTCCTTTTCTAGTGTGGTGGGTTGATAGTTTTATCGGGTGGATGCGACAAGGATGGCGTCTACGTCGATCATGTCGATGAGATCGTGAAGTTCCTCGGCCTCATTCTCGGTGAGTGGCTGCCAGTCTCGTGGCCCGTATATGGCTCCGTCGAGGGTGACAGTCCACAGGGGCCGGATGAGCCGGATGGCTTCTTCGACTTTGGCACGGTATAGGCGGCAGATGATAGACGTGTGGGTGTTGCCTATGTCACATCCTGCCAGGTGTGCGGGGTGGAGTGGGTTGATTTCTGTCTGCCCGTAGAGGCTGGTGAATGATGGTGTGATGAGTGTGCCATCCATGGGAGTGCTCCTTTCGGTGGTGTAGGGGTTGTTGTGGTTTCTAGAGTGTGCGGGCTGCGACCCTACAGTCAAGGCTGCGCTCATTCGGATTGAGTGTTTCATGCTGGAGTGTCGGGCGTGACCAGATGTCACTGAAGCCTTTATGGCCTCTCTCAGCGTCTCAAATCTTCTAGGGGTAGGATTATGCAGGGTTGACCCTGCTGATCGATTCTAGGGGCCTTTACGTGCGTCTCAGGGGTATGTCTGGGTGATAGCAGGTGTGGCAGATGGCCCGGAAGGTCGAGATAGGTCTGCATCGCAACGTTTGGGGTGTCATATCTGAATATTGGATCTACACCCTCATGCTGTGTGAGATAGGTCACACTCGCCTAGCGTGGTGTGCACTCTCGAGGCCACTCTGCCGATCTAACGTAGAGGGTGTAGCCCAGAAATGCCATTTAAAGCCTTCACATGGCGCCTAGGAGCGCCTTATAGGGTGGGGGCTAGGTATTTATACCCCCAGCATATTCTGATCGATTCTAGACGCTTCCAGGAGCCTGATGCACGATCAACCATCTCGGCATAGATCATCAGCCCCTATCCCGCTTAGCTAAGCCTCAACTATGTGGACAGTGTTGGATGCTGTGGGGGAAGAAGGACACAGTAGAAGAAAGAAGGGGGAGCATCAGTCTTAACACCTGAGGTACTTAAGTTAACCTTAGGATCTTAGCACTGATGGGCTTAACGCTTAGCACCGAGCCCTTGAGGGGCTCGGCATCAGCCCGAGCAGGCACAGTCCTGAAAGGGGTACACGCCATCAGGGAAGGCTTGAGAGTACGAGGAGCCTCAGCGACGAGTACTCGAAAGCCTGAGGGAACACCCTTAGCACTGACAGGCCTAGCGTGTTCGGAAAGGACACAGGGGTACAGTGTGACAGCTGTCCGGGAGTGAAACCCGTTCTGGCTAGGGGTTTCAGCCTTAACCACCTGTAAAGGTTACAAGACTCTAAGAAAATTTAAGGAAACTTTTAGGTTTTATTTTTGGACCTTTACCACCAAAAACACCCGTTTACACCCCTCAAACCCGCCTATAGAGCCAAACACCGGTGTTGAGGGTATCTCTACCTAGTGTGATAGGCTGGACAGGTAGCCAGCTGGACGCAAGGCCGAAATCCGCTGACGCGGCTTTCACCCTCACATCCATCAGTCTACCAAACACTTTAAAGCTTCAAGGCTAAGCGCTAAGCCCTTAAGACCTTAACGCTTAGCACCGAGCCCCTCAAGGGCTCGGCATCAGTCCTAAGAGCTAAGCCCTTAAGGATCTAAGTTATTATAAAAGCTTTAAAGTCTTAAAGTAAATATATAACCTTAACAGTTAAACGTTTAAAGCTTTAAACCTTAACACCTAAGTTAATTATAAAACCTTAAAGGCTTAGCACTTAAGGATATAAACTTAACATCAGTGTTTAAGACTTAAAGACTTATAAGCTTTAAACACTTAAAGTAACTCTAAGACTTTAAAAACCTTAAGTACTTAAAGTTAACCATCAGTCTTAAACTTTAATATTATAACCTATAAGTCTTAAAGCTTATAAATTATAAAAGTTTTAGAAGAGCTAAGAGATTAACTTCTTTACTTCTCTTCTCTCTTTGGTTCTTTCTCTCTTCTCTTCTTTTCTTCATCAGGGGAGAAGAGGAACCTTTTACCGTCAACGCCGATGGGCTTTCACCGTGTGACTCGTGTGCTTCTGGTCGCAAGCTCCCATCGCACACTCCCCACACGGTGACACCTGTGTCCCTTTCAAGCTTAGCGTGTTCGGCTGAAGGTGTACGGCGTGTCACGCTAACACCCTTAACACCAGGTAAGACTTAAAGTGTATATTATATGTAGAAGACTTTAAAACCTATAAGGTGTTCCTGCTTAGCCTGTGTCCTTCAACGCTAGGCGCCAAACGCTAAGCCTTGAAACGCGAACACACACCCACCCCCATTTTTCTTTCGTGTCCTTCTTCTTTTGACACAGCCGGGGGGGTAGTGGAGAAAACAAACACCCCACCACGTTCAAGACACCCCCTCAAACGCACAAAACAGCCCCTAGAATCGAACGGCAGGGCAAGGGCAAGGTATTCATACCCCCAGACGATTCCAGGCCGTTACAGGGGCCATAGGTGAATAGGGGACGTAATGGCACACACCAACCGCACCGCATCTGCCTCACACCGGCGCTGGCGGCAACGACTCATCACCCAAGCCCGGCAGCAAGGCCAAACCGAATGCCCACTCTGCGGAGTCATCATCACCTGGAACACACACGACCTGCCAACAAGCCCCGAAGCCGACCACATCACACCCGTTAGCAGGGGAGGACTCAACACCCTCGACAACGGGCAAATCATCTGCAGAACATGCAACAGAAGCAAAGGCAACAGAACACAACCAAACATTCAATTCCAACAACAAACCACAAAAACATTGATTCCATGGTGACAAACCCGCCAACCCCCACCGGGGACACCCCCTGCACACCCGTGCAAGA